ACTTTGCGTTTAAGTATATAAAATGAATAATATTTTAATAATTGAAAAGAAGGATTGTTATTAATGTTCAAAATGATTCTGATAATATAAATAATTATTAAGTTATTAAACATTGATTCGACCTATATCGATTAAAAACCGTTATCAGTAAGCCATAAGAAATATACATATTTTTATAAATAACCTTCAAACTCGATAATCTAGTTCCGGCGCTCCATGATTTTAGAACGTCGCGGCATAGCGATTTTTTCGGTAGCAGTAGACGTTATTTGTAGCTCTTATAGTATATGAAATGCTTGAATTGAGAAAGGCTTTTTGGGGTGAAAACATCTATTGTGAAATTATTTTGGAAGTTGTGAGAAATAATTATTAAAGATTAATAAGATTAATTTAATTATAAGTTTAATAAATATTGTTAATTTAAATAGATTAATAATCGTTATTTAAATATAAAGTAAAATACAATTGTTAATTATATAATATAATATAATATTAATTAAATATAGTTAATTATATATAAATATTTATATAGGGGGTACCTTTATAAAAATAAGTGCGGGCCGCGTGCTCGTTTAGCTAAAAAAAAATGACAGTCCAAATTAGATTAAATAGTAGTTAAATGATAGAAAGATTTATATATATTAATAGGCAATTATTCGTATTGATCTTTTATGATAACAAGTATTAATGGTGTAAACTATGAAATAATATCTATCGAAAATAAACAATATTATAAAAATAGATATTGTAGATGCGGATGCGGAAATAGAATACCGTTTAAAGAGTGGCATAGAAGTGCAAGTAAAAAACTGCCTGTTTATTTTTCCCCGTCTCACTCCGCGAAACATAAATTTGCGGAAGATCCAAGTTATCTTCAACAGATCAACGATAAAAAATTATCTTTGAGTCCGAATGAAGTTTTAATAAAGGGAGAGGTTTTTGAACTTATAAAAGTTGGATAGGTGCTATATTACAAGGACAGGTTTTGTAAATGTGGATGCGGTGAGCTAGTTCGTTATCTGAAGACCCATAGCCATAATGGAGTTCCAGATAGATTACCTAGACATGTTTATAAGGTTAATCTAATGGATTGTAATGAAATATTTGAAATTAGTGGAATATTCTATTACAAATACAGGTTTTGTAAATGTGGATGTGGACAAAATTTGAGATTTTATAAGAATGTAGAACATGTGTATGTAAAAAATCATCAATTAAACGATCCAGAATATATTGAGAGAAGAAAAAAAATATTTAATACCGAGGAACATAAATTAAAAAATGGCGAGGCGCTGAGGAAACATTTTGCAGAAGTTCGAACAAAGGAAGAGTAAGAAGGATATATTACTATTAAAGGAGGAATTAAAGAAAAAATAGAAATTATAGATGGTATAAAATATTATAAAAACTTTTTTTGTAAATGTGGATGTGGCGGCAAAATAAAGGTAACTAATTGTAGTATTAAAAACGGTGTTCCGAGTTACCTGGAAAATCACTGGAATTCGGGACGTAAAATAAAAATAGTTATTGAGGATGGTATTGAGTGTTGGGAAGGATTAATATGCGCCTGCGGTTGCGGAAAGAGTATTCCCACTTCTCAAAGTCGAAGTCGTGATAGAAAATATATTACTGGACATAAATCTCAAAAGACAAAATTCGAGAAAAATGAATTTTTAAAGACAAATAAAGATCTTATAGAGATTGACGGAGTTACATATTATAAAAATACCTATTGTAAGTGTGGCTGTGGAGCCAGAATTAAATACAAAAACCAACATAAGTATTCTGGAATACCAAAATATATTGGAACTCATTTCATAAACGATAAAATTTTTATGGAAAACTTAAAGAAAAGTGGCAAGGCGCGTGCTTTAGAGCAACTTTCTCAAGAAGGATCTTATGCGCAAATAGGGACTTATTTGTCTTTAAAAAGTAATATGTCGATAGCATATGATTCTTCTTACGAACTAAAAGCAATGAAAATTTTTGAAAATGATCCAGCTATTAATTCTTATGGCAGGTGTAAAATTGGAATACCATACCTATTAGATGGTGAGCTTCATAGATATTTTCCAGATTTTATAGTAAACTACCCTACGAATTCAAAAATAATTGAAATAAAACCCGAAAAATTTATTAATTCTACCAAAAATCTTGCCAAGTTTTCCGCCGCTAGAAAATATTGTGAACAACATAACCTAGAATTTTCCCTCTTGACTGAAAAAGATTTAAACTTTAAAAAAGTGAGAAATACTGCTAACTAAAATTTTTTATAAAAATAAAAGACAATACAAGTAGATAAAGTAGTAACCGAAGCTTATAAATAATATAATAGCGTATTTAAAATTCTATGCCTTCTTCCGGATTCAATCTAATACCACAAATAATTGAATCGGTCAACATTCTAAAACCATCTAGTATTTTAGACGTTGGTTGTGGCAACGGTAAATATGGATTTTTATGTCACGAAGCGCTCTATTTTTGGAATAATATATGCCCAACAATTGACGCTATCGAGGGTTATCCTAACTATATCGGAAAATTACAAAGAGAAATATATAACAAAATATACATAGGGGAGGCCCTGTCTATTCTAAAAACCTTGCCAGATAATTCTTACGACCTTGTTTTAGCTGTTGAAATCCTGGAGCATTTTTCAAAAACTGAAGGTATAGAATTCTTGCAATATCTTAAAAGAGTTGGAAGAAACGTTATCCTTTCTTGTCCTAAAATTACCAAACCTCAAGATGCTATCAATGACAATAGTTATGAAATTCATCGATCTCAATGGCGACAAAAGGATTTTGGAGAATGTGTTGTTCTGCCAAATAAATATTCTTTAATTATTGTTATTGGACCAGATAGAAATAAAATCAAAACCGAAAAAGTTAAAAAATCAATAATAAGTAAACTAATGGAGATAAAATCATATGTACTACAACATAGAGGACTATTGGAAGAATAGAGGAAAAGGTTATTTTGCGGAGTTCCAAAAGAGACGCAATCTTTTAACTAGATATAGATTCTGGCAACAAGAGAGAACAATCAGAAAAACACTCCCATATAATGTTGAAACGGTATTAGAGGTTGGGTGCGGATTTGGCAGAATTACTAAAATCCTTCTTGAAAATCCAAACACTCAATATATTGAAGCAATAGATATTTCTCCGGATCAAATTAATACCGCCAAGAAGAATATTACAGATTTAAGAGCAAACTTTTGGGTTAAGTCAATATTCGATTTAAATTATGATAATGATTTTGATCTTGTAGTCGCATCTGAAGTTTTAATGCATATACCGCCAGATAGATTTCAAGAAGCGATTGAACGGTTGCATAGAGCGGGAAAACAGGTATATCATGTTGACTGGTATGCACCCAATGAGCCAAAAACAGTTGGAGGTTTTTGTTGGCAACATGAATATATCGAGCCAATAGTTAAAAAATTACATAGACAAGCTATTTATTTGGGACCATAAATGAAAATACTTACTAGTGTTGCTATTGAGCCCACAAATCATTGTAATTTCGATTGTGTCATGTGCTATAGAGGAGAGCGGGAACGCGGCTACATGTCTTGGAAAACTTTTATAGAAGTAATGTATCAAATAAAGAAGATTCGAACTATAAATCTTATTGGTCTTAACTTCGCGGGAGAGCCACTGTTGCATCCCAATTTCCTTGAAATGATAAATTATATTAATTCCCAAAAGGATTTTCGAATAGTTCTACAATCTCATTTTCCTTTTGTGGCCCTAAAGCGAGGGTATTCTATTGCGTTTACAACAAATGGATCTTTGTTGATGCCTGAAAAATTTGATGCATTAAATGGAAAAGTTGATAGAATTCAAATATCAATAGATGGATCGAAGGAAGATACTGAAAAACAAAGAGTTGGATCTTCTTATGATACCATAAAAAGAAATGCTTTGTATGCAATTTTTCATAAAATGCCTAACACTAAAATAGCCATACACGCAACTAAAACTACTCAAACCCAAGAAAGTCTTAAAAAGTTTAAGTCTGATTGGCAAAACGCCGATGAAGTAACTATAATAGATGCTCATAACGAAAATTTAGTAAGATCCAGCCGCCTCCCTCAGTTGTCTCTATACTGTCACGAATTAAATCATTATTTAGTAGTATTGTGGAATGGGGATATAACTACATGTTGCGGAGACCTCGCCGGAAGAAATATTTGTGGGAACTTATTTAATGGCGGAATTTCTAAAGGAACAAAACCCGGGTCTCTTTGTAAAGAGTGTAATATTTATAGGTGATTTAAATGAAGAAAACTATTCAAGTGGAAGTATTTGATCGCATAGAAGAAAAACCCATCACCATGAGGACCAAGATTTACAAAACTATTGAGAAAGAAGTTGATGCCTGCGATCGGTGTGGTAAAGCATTTAATGGTGATATTCCAACTTGTCTGGGATGTGGAAAAGTTCTATGTTATATTTGCAATAGAACCGAAGATCTTGAACTTATTCAACTTTGGGTTGGCACTCAAGAAGAATATGGGGACAATTACCATATTGAAGGATCGGACGACTTTGATGTTGAATACTTCTATCTTTGTAAATCTTGCAAAGAAAATCCACCAGAGAAGATTAAATTCTGGAATAAACAAAAAGATATTGAAAATCTTGAGGGCCAAATAAAGAAAATAACCCAAGAAATGATTACGGAAGCTAGAGAGGTGAAATAATTTTTAATAAAATTTTTATGATAATACAAGTAGATAAAGTAGTAACAATAACTTTATATATAATAAAAACAGTATCTATTTATGCCATGTGGAGGGTATTCTGACCATTGTGATATATCTGGATATTATATAGATTATCTTCCACCGTTTTCATACCAGAATATGACTTGTTACGTTTGGAGCAATACCAACGAGTGTGGAGAATCTTATTTTGTTGATAATTCTGGATGTTATAAGAACATAAGCCACAATAATTATTCTAATTATGCTAATATTCCTCATGATAATGTAGATTTCGACGACGGGGTGTTTGGAAATACTGTATTTCGCGACTATGGGAATTACGCGAATATTAGGCACGAGAACGTTCCTGCCTGGAGTAATTATGTTTTTTCAACAGATTGGAATAATCATTCTGATCATGATAACAATTCCGGGAGTTCTTATGTACATACAGACTCAAATCCCCATACGGATTTGTGGCCTCATACCGATGATCCTCACGAAAACGATCCTTGGTATCATTGGCCTAATTATGAAAACGTTCCATTTAATGATGGAGTATTTGGGAATATTCCATTCGAGAATGATCCTTGGTATCATTGGCCTAATTATGGGAATAATCCATTCTCTAACTTTTGTAATCATACCGATACATATATTTAAAGAGGAGACTAAACTTGTCAACTATTTTAATTTACCCGAAAACAACTTGTGAAGTTGGTTGTGAATATTGTTTTTCTAAACCAAATGAAAAGCAGGAATATGATAAAGAACAAATGATGATTGCCGTTAAAGAAGAAATTAGAAAAGATCGAATATTAAATAGTGGTCACGACCCAACAGTTGTTTTACATGGAGGAGAAATATGTTTTCTCCCTTTGGTTGATTTAGAATATTTTTTAAAGGAACTTGAAGATATAGGAATAACTTGCGGTCTACAGACCTCTTTAATGGGTATGACGAGAGATCATGTAAGACTTTTTAAGAAATATAAAGTTAAAGTTGGAGTTTCAAGAGATGGGCCAAAAGAGCTAAACATAATGAGAGGTCCGAGAAATAAAGAGGAAAATTTATTATATCAAGAAGAATTAATTAATAATCTAAAAATATTAAAAGAAGAAGGATTGAGTTGGGGAAATATTTGTATTCTATCAAAGGTTAATGCTTCGAAAGAAAATCTTCCCATTTTACTGAACTGGATAAAAACCAATAAAATAGATGGAAGATTTAACGCTATGTTTATTCCAACATTTAATGACAAGTTATCGAAATGGATGCTATCTTGTGATGAGTTAAAAAATGCCTGGATTGAAATATCTAAGGTTTCGATAGGGGAAAATATTTCAAATGTTGATCCTACGAGAGATTATATAGAATCTTTGTTGGGATACGGTACCGCGTCTTGTTCCACAGCCTCTCGGTGTGATTATGTTACAACAGTTTGCATTACAATATTAGGAAACGGAGAAATTAGTAGATGCGATCGGTGTCTCCAAGATGGAGTATATTTAAGATCTAAAGAAATAAAAACTACTTCAAGAAGCGATATGTTAGAAAAAACCGAATGCGCTGGGTGTAAATATTTTAAGGTTTGTGGGGGAGGATGCCCATCGGAAGGAATTGGCGGGGACTTCAGAAGAAAAACTTATTATTGTGATGCCATCTATGGTACGTTTGAATATTTGGAGAAGCAATTACGTGGCATGTTTCCCAATATAGTCCTTTCAATAGATGATCCAAACTATAAGAGAAATGAACCATTTAACTGGTCAAGAAACATGCAAAGAGGGACGCGTGGTGGTAACATTTTATCTAAAGATCACAGTAAGAATCCTAATAAACACGAAGTCTGTAAACAATCAGAATGTCGTGAAAGGGGCCATGTTAATACTCCTCACGGAGATCACATGAATCATATAAATAGGTGAGAAATGTCTATTATTTTACCATCCAAGTGGAATTCTTGGATTTATGAATTTTCCAAAGAATCGCAAATGCTTTTTTCGCGAGCGGAATTTGAGATGACCGCCATTGGGAAGAGAAAAGTGGGAACCATTCATCTAGATCCAAAGAATTTTGATATTCAATTAGAACAATTAACGGAGAGAGGGTTATATTTTGTCCCTATTTTTCGATCTAAAAGAAAAGAAGGATTTAATCATAATCTAAAAATCGAAGATAAAATATATAATGATACTATTATATATGGCGTAATTTCAACAAATTTAGATTGCGCGAAAGAATTTAGAGATTTACACAAAACTTGCAAGACAGGACAAATGAATCCCTCACCAAATCACGAGAAAATTGGTGATCTATTAGGATATCCGTCTTGTTGTTCCCATTTTTTTAATGAAAATTTTAAGGACAACAAAGACCCCGTTTTTAGCGTGGCGGCCAATTCAGATTTAGAAGCCAAGAACTTTTGTTATAATATTATAAATCCACCAAAAGAAAACGCCATTCATCTTAAGTATTTTGGGTTCAGAGTTATTCCTTGGGTTCCATGTTCTTACTACTGCATGGAAAGTCAAAAACATACTAAACAATGGATAGACCTAATGTATGAAATAGACCACGATAAAACAGAAAAATTATTAAAAATTTTATCAACTCCAGGAGAATTTAGTCTGGTGAACGGTCAAATGTTATGGAAATCTGATTTATTTATTGGAGTATGTGACGCTTTTAATGATTATTATATTGAGCCAAGAAAGATAGTAATCTCTGGAGAATAATGGCAGAAAGTAATATTACCGGAATTTTTACAATAAGAAACGCGATTGACGCAGGATATCCTTTTGTGGAATCTATTCTATCTGCACTTTCTTTTTGTGACGAAATTCTTGTAAATGATGGTGGATCGAATGATGGCACATTTCAATATCTTTGTAGGCTAAAAGAAAGTTATTCACAAATTAAAATATATAAAATTCCGGATAGAGGAAAAGCTAAATGGCAAGCGATTGATGATGTTCTAAACGTATTAATTAAGAAAGTGAAAACTGATTGGATTTTTGAACTTCAAGGGGACGAAATGTTTCATGAGAAAGATGTTTCTTCAATAAAAGATTTAATTAAAAATATAAATTGTTTAAAATATAATGGAGTGAGACATTCGCGTATAGATTTAACGTCGTGGGATACCAAAGTAAATAAACCTACATATAAAATGGGAACCATTAGACTGGTAAAGAACGTAGATAACCTTACTTCCGATTGGGGAGGGGATCATTTTACAATAAATCATAATCCCTATCCTAGGGAAGGTTTTACTCTTCACAATGTACCGCCAGAATATGATGTTCAAAACTTAAATTTATACCATTTTTGTGATGTATTTCCTGGAAATGTCAGAATTAAAGCAAAAAGACATGCCGAACACCTCGCGAGCACCGCGCAAGATAGAATTGACGCATATAACTATAGAAAGAGCAATCATACTTCTATCACCTCAAGGAACTTATCTGGAAATAAGAAGGAATTTCCTTTGTTAATGCAGGGGCTTTATGGATATCAATATTATACTGTAAGGGAAGAATTATTTAAATGAAAATAGATCTTGGTAATTGTGAAACAGAAGTAAGTTATTTATATTGCGGAAGGCAAGAGTATTTTGAATTAGTATGCCCAAGACAGGGAAACGACAAAAATAAACAAGTAAGACACAACTTATTTGGAGTGTACACTACTCAATATAAAGAAGTCGCCGCGTCTCATGCTATAACGTTCGACATTAATGGTTTTGTAGAATTTGATAAATATGGATATGTTTATATATTAAATCCAGAAGATTTTATTCAAATAGATTCTTGGCAATTTATAAGTTATGATCCAGTAAAACCAATTGCGTTTGAGGTTGTTAAGCCTATAGAATATTTACACAACATCCTAAATGGTGAATGGCAAGGAATAACTTCGCATGGAACAAAACGGTTAACATTAAAATTTAATTCGTCAAAAACTATTAAAACTGAAAGGGGCGATTACATGGTAAATGAGTTGAGCGATCCAAAAACTATTGCTAAAGAAATTTTACACAATGAAATAATAGAAATTATTAATAATTTTGACGCAGGTAAAATAGAACCTAGTGTTTTATGCGACATGTTTAGAAAACTTGATAAAAATTGGGATGAGTTTATAAAATAATTAACGAAATACATCTAGAGAAACCCAAGTTGTTGTAAACACCGCAAGATCTTTATTTTTTGATCCATCTAAAAATTCTTTTATTTTGTTTGGACAATCTGAAGCAAACACTATACTTTTAGGGAATGTATCTTTTTTGTTACATACGAAGAATCTAAATTTACATGAAGTCATAAAATATAATTTAACTATAATCTATATAAGTCTTTCTGTAATTTATTTAATTCACTTTTTTAAAATCTCTTGAGTACCTATTCAAGCATTTCTTTGATCCAAGGTTGATTTTATGGTTGCCGGTATATTTGAGGATAAAAGCAAATGGAAAAAGGGCGTTGTCATCTACGGATATGATGGCACAGACCTTGTTCCTTTGAAAATAAATGCCGATGGGGAACTAGTTGTAAACTTGGAGGCGGCGACGGTCAATATAGGCGACGTGGATGTAGCATCCATCGCGGCAGGAGCTAACCTAATTGGCAAAGTTGGCATCGACCAGAGCACGGCCAATGCCAATGAAGTGGTTGTGAAAACATCCGCGTTGCCAACTGGAGCCGCAACCGCCGCAAATCAAGGGGACTCCTATAGAGATATAGGTAGCCCTGTCAGGATCACCCACAATTCTACAAGCCAGTCAGTAGCCGTTCCAGCCAACGCGAAAGCGTTCGTTTGTATGGCGGAAGGCGGGGCAACTCGCTGCGAAATCGATGGTGCAGCAAGTGCGACTTCTGCGGTTTATGTAGCTGAAGAAGCGAGTTTATTTTATCCAATCTCTGGCGGATCGCAGACACTGTACGCATATGGCACCGCTGGATATGGAAATTTTAGGTTCCTTGGGTGATTAAAATGTTTAGATCATCAACTGGCCTTAGTATTTCCAAAGCAACTAAATATCTCTATTCGAAGGGAATCTATTACTACAGTTTGAATTTTGCGTATCCTTGGAATAGTTGCTACTTCGCGTTTCACTGGGGATTCTAAATGACAATCATAAGTACGTTCAAATGGCTGAAAGATTCGGCTCTGGCCGATTTCAAAGCCAGAGTCTACAATCTCGGATCGGATGAGTTTGCGACGGCTACCCTGCTATTAGCTCCGTCATTTTCGGTGTCTGATAGCCTTACCCGTCCGGCGAACACTACGCCGTACGCTGCCAACAAAAGTATCAACTGTTCGGCAGCAGTCACGGCCATGTCATATTCCGGCCTGACCGTGACTCTGACAGCAGCAAATGCCTTCGCGGTCGGGGACAGGATCACTGTAGCCGGGGTCAATTCCGGGTTTTCAGCCGCAAACATTGACGGCAGCTGGATTTGCAAAGCTGGAACTAATGCAACTACGGTTGTATTCGATGTCGCCATCCAGCCGACGGGGACCACGCCGCAGACAGTTACTGCCGGAACTATTTCCAAGTGTCTGAGCTTAGTGGTGTCAGACATTGCAGGGGCATCGGTGATCCTGTCGAGGCTTTCAATCGCATTGCCCGGCGTGGCGATGACTGGGGCAGTTCGGGTATATGTCTATACTGTACAGCCAACAGTACTCGTCGATCAGGCTACATTCACGATTCTGGCGGCCAACGACACCTACCGAAAAGAGTACATCGATCTCTATCCAGTGACCGAAGGCAGCGGATCGGATTGTACCTTCGCCTCTAAACAACTTTGGGAAGTTTTCAAGCTGGAAGCGGCGGACACGAGGCTCTATTTCCGGCTTTCCGCACAGGGCGCAGGGACACCGACATCCGCAGGAGTTGTTACTCTCCGAGGATCTGGCTTGCAGATGCTAGGGTGAGGCGTGCATGTTTCCGAATGCGCTTCATCCTCCGCCAGACTTTTTCCCTACCCCGCTTAGGCTCACGGCTTCGCCTACTGCACCGGGCGAAACCATTACTCTCGCAAGGCTTACGGTTAATTCGCCAACTAGAATATCATGGGGCGATGGAGCCTCGCAGATTCTGCCAGCCAATAACACATCAGCAGTAACGCACGTCTATGCCGCGTCCGGGACGTATCGGATTCTGGTCGAAGATGCGAAAAAAATCACGCAGATCAACCTAGATTCTGCGAAACTCGGCGGCCTGAATACTGCGGATCTGCGGTATAGTCAGATCACGTATTTCGTAGTCACGGTGATCACTAGCAGCATCATCCGATCTTCCGACATGACCGCTTGGCGACCGACGGATTGGCTGCTCTACTCGATGCCTGCTGGAACGTATTCGATATCCAGCGCCGACATGACCGCTTGGCGACCGACGTATTGGCTGCTCTACTCGATGCCTGCTGGAACGTATTCGATATCCAGCGCCGACATGACCGCCTGGCTACCGACGAATTGGGTGCTCTCCTCGATGTCCTCCGGAACATATTCGATATCCAGCGCCGACATGACCGCCTGGCTACCAACGACTTGGCGGCTCTACTCGATGCCTGCTGCTGGATCGTCGTACACTTTCGCCGCGTCATGTATGCGGACTTGGACTGCTTTCGCAACGTTGCTATGCAATGATCTTGGTCTGGATGCTGCCGCAGTAGACACTATCCTGGCCGATCTATACGCCGGTAGAATGGGCTATATTGCCACAGCGCCAACGGCCAATCTTGGTGGCACCAACGCAGATCCGAATGGAGTTTATCAGGCGCAGGTGCCGCCAACTACCGGGATGGAAACGAAATATGAACTAGTGAACGATTCTGCCGCTCAAGGGTTCAAAAAATGGGCAATAACCACCTAGGAGGATGCATGCCAGATATCTACATTTTCGAAGGAGTGTTGCAGGAGATTTCCCGATCCAACGGCGATGTGACCGGAATTCCACCCGGCTCCTCTCTTATCGAGTCAGCGATCTGGAAGGGTATGTGTGAACAAGCTAGTGATGAAGCCTCGTTGATTGCTTCAATTCCAGCTACTGATATTCGAGGCGACAATGACATCCGCTGCTAAGATAGATGCCGTAGAAATCAAGGATGAAAAGCTCACAAAATCAATGGCAAATACGCAATTGGCGTTCGGAGAATCTCGTATATATGTCAAGCACTTTGACAAGATAACGGCCAAATGCAAAAACGAAAAGAGTCTGCTGGCAGCACTGAAGATAGAGGACAAACGCGATGACAAATATAAATGATTCCCCAAACCCCGAAATCGACTGGAATACATGTATCGAATTTCAAGGACCGGAAGCCGCTCTACCAACTGGTCTGGCGCACCTGACGAAAGGCATCTCTGTATTGGACATGCTGGCAGAGTTGTCTACATTGACATGAAACTGAGCAATTTAATCACGTCTGCGAACGAATATGTGAAAGACCAAATATCCCATTTTCACGTCGGATCTACCCGAGTCGGTCAACTCGTCCGTATTGCGCCGGGATTGTCGGGAATCTTCTTGGGTGATAGGATCGATTGGCGTTTGGCGGTGGGGATTAAAACTGACGATGGGACGATATTAGAAGATTTATCGGGGACCGCTTTGCTTTAGCAATTGCCCGCCCGAGGTCACGTATAGGTGACAACCGTCACCTATATATCCTATAACCACCTTTCTCAACTAAATTCTTTTTTAAAAGAGAGATGGTGACCTAAAATGAATAATACTCCCAAACTTGATTGGACGCTTTTCGATTCTCAAGAGAAAGAGATTTCTACTATTAATAATGAACTCCATCAGCTTCGCAAGGAGAAATATCCTGAATACCGAGATTCATATTACCGATACTACAATGAATTTGGCATGAAAGGGATGATTGGAGACCTTTATAGAAAATTCGACCGATTGAAAATAATGTCAGAAAATTATTCTAATGAAGATACCCAGAACAAAGAAAAGGAAATTACTGACCAATTTTATGATATTATCTCTTATTGTCAGCTTCAATTGTATTGGCTGAGAAGGGAGAAGTGGG